GGAGCAGTACGCAGATAGCGTTTGAATCGTGCGGCTTTCAAATGCGCGCCCAAATCATATGGGCGAAGCAGCAGTTTGCCATCGGTCGCGGGCATTATCACGTACAGCACGAGCCCTGCTTCTACATGGTCCGTAAGGGCGGCACGGGCCACTGGATAGCGGATCGCAAGCAAACGACCCTTTGGCAGATCGACAAGCCGCGCAAGTCCGAGACAGGTCACTCTACCCAAAAGCCTGTCGAGTGCATGAAGCGCCCGATAGAAAACAACAGCAGCCCCGGACAGGCGGTTTACGAGCCGTTCAGCGGTTCCGGCACCACGATCATCGCCGCCGAGATGACGGGCCGCACATGCCACGCCATCGAACTCAACCCCGCATACATCGACGTTGCCGTAAAGCGCTGGGAGGACTTCACCGGCCAGAAGGCTACCCGCGAAGAACTCAAGGTGGCCGCATGAAGCGTGGACGCCAGGGAGAGGGCGGTGGACGCCCGAAGAAGGTCATCGACTACGAGACGGTCGAGAAGCTGGCCTCGCTGCAATGCACACAGGAGGAAATCGCGTCATTCCTTGGTGTCTCAGTGGACACGCTTACCCGCGATCCCAAGTTTTGCGGAACCTATAAAGCGGCAATCGACCGGGGCCGCATGAGCCTGCGCCGTCATCAATGGCGCGCACTGGAGGCGGGCAACAGCACGATGCTGGTCTGGCTTGGGAAGCAATACCTCGGGCAGCGCGACAAGTTCGATCACGAGGTTGGCGGGCAGGGCGGTGGACCGCTGGTGGTGGCATGGCTTCCTCCCAGCGCGTAGTCATCCCATACGCCCCACGACGGGCCTTCCTGCCGTTCCATGAGAGCAGCAAGCGGTGGCGCGTAATCGTGGCCCATCGCCGGGCTGGCAAGACCGTGGCGACCGTGAACCAGCTTATCCGGTCGGCGCTGACCTGCGACAAGCCAAGCCCGCGCTGCGCTTATGTGGCGCCGCTCTTTAAGCAGGCTAAGGACGTGGCGTGGTCCTATCTCAAGGAGTTCACGAGGCCCATTCCAGGAGCGGAAGCCAATGAAAGCGAGTTGCGAGTTGATCTCCCCAACGGTGGACGTGTTCGGCTTTACGGCGCGGATAATCCCGACGGAATGCGCGGAATCTACCTGGATGATTGCGTACTCGATGAATTTGCCGACATGCGACCCCGAGTTCTCCCGGAGATCATTCGTCCTGCGCTTTCCGACCGCAAAGGCAGCCTGACCATCATCGGGACGCCTCGCGGGCATAACGACTTCTACAAGGCTTGGCAGGGCGCGCAAAACGATCCCGATTGGTATTCCGTCCTACTCCGGGCCTCCGAAACCGGCCTTGTGGACGCAGAGGAATTGACTGCCGCGCGCAAGCTGATGACGCCAGAGCAGTACGAACAGGAGTTCGAATGCTCATTTAATGCCGCGATCCAAGGCGCGTATTGGGGCAAGGAGATGGCCGCCGCCGATGAAGCGGGCCGCATTTGCCGAGTGCCAATCGACACGACGGCAGACGTGCTGACCGCGTGGGACTTGGGAGTGCGTGATGCCACGGCGATATGGTTCTTCCAAATCCTCGCGGGCGGGATCAACGTCGTGGACTTCTACGAAGCCTCTGGTGTTGGGCTCGACCATTACAGTCAAATCGTGCGGGAAAAGGCAGAACTAGGCAGCTATCGCCTTGGCGTCTGCCACGTCCCACACGACGCGAAGGTCAAAGAATGGGGCTCAGGCCGCACGCGCATAGAGCAGATGGAGGCGCTGGGTTTGCGCCCGGTGCTGGTGCCAGATCACCGGCTCAACGACGGGATTGCGGCGGCTCGCGAGACGCTCGCGCGTGTCCGCTTTGACGCGGTGCGCTGCAAGGACGGTATCGAGGCATTGAAGCAATACCGGGCCGACTTTGACGAAGAGCGCAAGGTTCTAAAGCCCGCGCCTCGGCACGATTGGACCAGCCACGCCGCCGACGCTTTCCGCTATTTGGCGATGGGCTGGCAGGTCGAAACAAAAGCACAGGCAAAACCGCCCCGCGTTACGGGCGGATGGATGGCGGCATGAGTGACAAGCCGGAATTGATGCTCATTTCTCCCACGACATACCAAGCCTATTGGCGCGAATTCTCCCGCCTAGGCCCGCGCCACGTGAACGTAAAGCGGTGGCTGGTGGATTGTGGCTGGATGGCTGAACCGAGCGTTTTTGATGTGTATCTGGCGCCTGAACGCCCGAAGGAAGCGCTTTATGGCTGACACAACCCCGACTCGCCGCCGTTTCTTTGGCCTTGCGGCTGCGCCTGTTGTGGTCGCTGCCGCGCCAGTCGTGGCCGCGCCAATGGTCGAGATGGTCGCGGCCGACATTGCGCCGGTTGTGCCGCCGCTGCGAGCGGGAATGACGCCGCGCGATACGTGGCGCTGGGCTTGTGAAGACGTTGAAATTTCGGTGGCGGAATGGGCGGAAAGCTACATCCGCCCGCAGATGTTGAGGCTTGCCCGCGAGATCGACGCTGACATCAGGAAGGCGCTCTATGGCTGACACAACCCCCACAAGCGGCGGCCCGTCGACGCAAGGCAACACAAAGGCGGACCTGCTGTCTCGCGCCCTTGCCCATGCCGATGAGGCGTGGAAGCAGGAGTTTGACAACGTCAGTTCGGGCCGTGATTGCCAACGCTTCTACATTGGCGGCGAGGCTCAGTGGGATTCGCAGGCCCTGAGCGACCGCAAGAGCGCCAATCGCCCGGCGTTGACCATGAACCGCTGCCCAGGCTTCGTGCGGCAGTTGACTGGCGAGGTGCGGCAGAACCCGCCCAGCGTGAAGGTGTTGCCCGCCAAGGACGGCGCGACGGTGGAGGCGGCGGAAATCTTCAACGGCCTGATCCGGCACATTGAGCAGCAGAGCGTCGCCCGCGCGGCGTACACGAAGGCGGCGGAAAACGCGGCACAGGCTGGCATTGGCGGCTGGCGCATCGTCACGCAGTACAGCGGCGACGACAGCTTCGACCAGGACATCCGCATCAAGCGAATCAATGACCCGTTCCAGATTCTGATCGACCCGCTCGCGCAAGAGCCGGACAAGAGCGATATGCGCTATGGCTTCGTCTTTGAGGACATGGCGAAGGAGCAGTATCAGAAGCAATATCCAGACGTTCCTGCCGAGAGCCTGCCAACCAACGTCGCGGATCAGGCGTTTTCATGGCGCACGCTCGATACGGTCAAGATCGCGGAGTATTGGTATCGCGAGCCGGTCAAGAAGATGCTGCGCCTCCACGAGGACGGCGCCGTCTCCTACGACGATGACGACACGCCGCCCGAATCGCCGGTAACGCAGCAGCGCGAGGTGGTGGTCCAGCAGGTCAAGTCCTGCCTGATGAGCGGCGGCGGCATCTTGCAGGGGCCGACCGATTGGGCCGGGCGGTACATTCCCATCTGCGTCGTGACCGGCGAAGAGATTTGGGCCGATGGCCGCGCGACCCGCAAGGGCATGATCCACGACATGAGGGACCCGCAGCGCGTCTACAACTACACGCGGACAGCGGCGGTTGAGGCCGTGGCGATGCAGCCTAAGGCGCCGTACATCATGACGGCCAATCAGGCCAGCGGGTACGAGAACCAGTGGGCGCAGGCTGGCATCCGCAACGACGCCGCGCTGTTCTACAAGGGCGACCCGCTCGCCAATGGTCCGCCCAAGCGGTCGGAACCGCCTATCGCATCGCAGGGCCTAGACGTGCAGTCTCAGCTTGCGGTAAGCGACCTTGAAGGCGTCTCCGGCATCTACAAAGCCGGGCTCGGCGCCCCCAGCAACGAAACCTCTGGCCGCGCCATCATGGCCCGCCAGCAGGAAGGCGACGTTGGAACGTACCTGTACATCGATAACCTTTCAATCGCCGTGCAATATTGCGGCAAAATCTTAGTCGATCTGATCCCCAAGATTTACGACAGCACGCGCATCGTCCGCACGCTTGGCGAAGACGGCTCGACAAAGATGGTCGAGATTAACAAGCCCGACATGGACGAAAGCGGCATGGAGATCGTGCTCAACGACCTCAGCGCGGGCGAGTACGACGTGACCGTCGCCACCGGCCCGAGCTACGCCACGAAGCGCCAGGAGGCCACGGCCTTCATGACCGAATTGGTCCGCTCGTTCCCGCAGATCGCGGACATTGGCGGCGACATCATCGTGGAGAATATGGACCTGCCAGGCGCCGACAAGCTGGCCGGGCGCCTCCGCGAGGCAATGGGCATCGACAAGGACGGCCAGAAGATTGAGGCCGAGCAGAAGCCGGACCCCGTCGAGGCGGCAAAGGCCATGAAGGACGCGGCGGCGACGGACAAGATCATCGCGGAGACGGAACAAATCAGGCTCGAAACCGGCCAGATGATGCTCTCGATGCAGGGGATGCTCGGGCAGCTGCAGCAGATCATGCCGCAGCTTCAGATGCTTACGCAACAGGGCGAGCCTGGAGAGCAGCCGCCGATGCCGCCTGAAGGCATGGCGCCTCCGATGGAAGGCGGGCCGGAAATGGGCGGGATGCCGCCGAGTGGTCCGATGCTTGAAGGCATGCCCGATGGACTGCCGCCGGTTGTGGAGATCGACGACGACACGGCCGGGCTTCCCCCGGTGATCGAGATTGGCGAGGCCGTTGCGCCCGCTTAACTACGAGGTGATTCGTGAGTGAGCCGGATATCAGGCTTCAGATCAAAGTTAAGAACGCTCGTATATTGCGGGCGATGAAAGCGGCCGGGATTGAGAATTCAGCCGCTCTTGCGCGCGCCGCCGGCCTTGAACCAACAACCGTTGGCGAGTTGGTAAACTTCAAGAAACGGCCAATCACGACCAAAGGCGAATGGCGGGAGGCTGCTCTCTCCATAGCGACGGCCCTTCACCGGAGCCCGGAAGAGATTTGGCCGGAGCATCTGCAGCGCATCGCGGCACTCAAGACCGAGTGCGAGCTTGATCTGACCGTTGAGCAATTCGGCGCCATCAGCAACGGCGAGCAGTCGATACTGGATCGCGACACGGTGACGACGCTTCTAGCGAACCTTCCAGCCCGTGAGCGCTCAATCGTTGAGATGCGCTACGGCCTCAACGGCAACGGCGCTCATACGCTGGCTGAAACCGCCGATGAATACGGGATAGGCCCAGAGCGCGTTCGCCAAATCGAGATGAAAGCGTTTCGCCGGATGACAGACGCAGCCCGCACTAAAAGGATTGCCGCATGAGCGATATTGACTTGGCCGCTATAGTGGCGGAAGATGCAAAGACTTCGGGCGCCGTTCCTGCACAGGAAGCGCCTGCTCCGGTCGAGGATACGGCGGAAGCGACCACCGCCCCGGCTGAAGAAGCCGCGGAAGAGCAGCCATCTGACGCCGAGGGCGACGCGCCCCAGTCGAAGAAACCGGGCGGCGGCTTCCAAAAGAGAATTTCAGAGCTAACCCGCGAAAAGCATGAGGCAAAGCGCGAAGCAGAGCAACTGCGCGAGATGCTGTCCAAGGCCCTGGGCCAGACGCAGCAGACCGCGCCGGCAGCCGAGCAGAGCGACGAGCCCCGTTCAGAGCAGTTTACCAGATACGAGGATTTCGTCGCGGCAAAGGCCGAATGGAAAGCGGAGCAGCGGATTCAGTCCACGCTCGGCAACCTCCAGAAGCAGGCCAGTGTCGCGGATCAGGAGAGGGCCAGGATCGAGGCCGTCAAGGTCTTTGAGCGCGAAGCAAAGGCTCAAGGCAAGGCGATTCAGGGGTTTGACGACGCGCTGGACATGGTGCGCTCCGATGACTTCCCGATGACCCCGGCGGTTGCGGACTACCTTCTCAACGCCGACCACAAGGCGGCGCTGGTCAAGTATCTGGCGGACAATGAGGACGAGGCTTTCAGGCTTTCACGCCTAGGTGCAGTCGCGGTTGGCAGAGAACTGGCAAAGGTCGAGATGCGTTTCGCGTCAAAGCCCAAGCCGAAAACTTCATCGGCCCCGCCGCCGCCGGCAACAGTGTCCGGAGGCGCGGCAGCACCGCAATCGATCGAGCGCATGGGTCATAACGACGTGCTTAAGTGGGTACGTGAGTTAGACCAGAGGCGCTAGACGGAAGCGTAGGCGAGAGTTCGAGGGGCCTAACCCAAGGTTAGGTCATCATGGCAAATACTATCATCACTCCCAGCATCATCGCGAAGGTGGGGTTGGCTCAGTTGGAAAACAATCTCGTGATGGGCAAGAAGGTCTATCGCGACTACTCCCGCGAATTTGTGAAGGTCGGCGACTCGATCAGCGTCCGCCGTCCGGTCAAGTTCACGGCTCAGGATGGCGCCGTTGCCATCAACCAGGACGTGACCGAGGGCAAGTTCACGCTCTCGATGGACAAGCGCAAGCATGTCTCGTGGTCTTTCTCGACGCAGGATCTGACCCTGTCCATCGAGGAGTACAACGAGCGGTACATCAAGCCGGCCGCCATCGCGCTCGCCAATCAGATCGATTACGACCTGACGGGCCTCTACAATCGCGTGTGGAATTGGGTCGGCACGCCGGCCTCGCCGGTTGACTCGTTCGCGGACTTCGCCAAGGCGCCCCGTCGCCTCGATGAAGGCGCGGTGCCGCAGGACATGCGCTATGCTGTCCTGTCTCCGGCCGACTCCTGGGGCCTCATCGGCTCGCAAACTGGCCTGTTTATGCAGGACGTTGCACGCGGCGCCTATCGCCGTGGCGATCTGGGCGAAATCGGCGGCGTCATGACGGCGATGGACCAGAACATCCGCACGCATACCAACGGCGCGGCGGCTGGCGGCGGCCTCATCAACGGCGCGAACCAGAACGTGACCTATGCCGCGAGCAAGGACACGAACACGCAGACGCTCATCACCGATGACTGGACCAGCGCGACGACCTTCAAGGCCGGCGACGTGTTCACCATCGCTGATGTCTATGCTGTCAACCCGGTATCGAAGCAGAGCACCGGCGTCCTGCAGCAGTTCGTGATCCAGAACGACATTACGGCGACCGGCACGGATTGCACGCTGACGATTGCCCCGGCGATCATCACGAGCGGCCCGTACCAGACCGTCGATAGCGTCCCGGCCGATGGCGCCGCGATCACGATGGTGGGCACCGGCTCGGCGCAGTACGCGCAGAATCTGGTGTTCCACATTT